AGCAGGATTGGAATGTATAACTGTGCAACTGTTACTATTGAGCAGGATGACGCGCTAAAATTGGCGGCGGTCAATTCTGACAGCAAACTTAGTCCTTTCCAAGTCAAATCCATGATCCCTGGGATATCTAATGAGTCAGCCGTGATGTTGGTTGACTATCACCGAGCTAAGAAACCTGCACCATCAGCTCGGGTGGTGATTCCGACAGACGCGGTCAATAACTATGTGTATAACCCAGTGTTCACCATAGATGAAAAACCGGCTGTCGTACCATTCATGGCCCCGATTCTTCCGGATGCATATGTTCCGGCACAATGCGTTGAGAATGATAAAGCCATGATCGCTGGACGTATTACTAAGCTAGCGAAACCACCGGTCCCCCTCTTAGAGCGGGAACTTCAGTATGCGCAGGAATTCGCTGATCTCCTTCAACAGGAAATTGGCAAATGTATTCCCGTTGGACACGAGGAGATAGTCGAGAAACTCAATCGACCCTCCCAACGGCGCATTACTGAGGAGGCATCCTTCATGGACAAGGTCTCTACGATGATCAAGAGTTTCATGAAGAAGGAAGCGTACCAAAAACCTACCGAAGCCAGACCCATTGCTACAATAAATGGTAAGGATAAGTATGAATATAGCGCATTCACTTATGCCGTTTCGGATAAGCTAAAGAAAACGAGCTGGTACGCTTTTGGGCGCAAACCGAAGGGCATTTCGGATCGGGTGGCGGAAATTTGCATGAACGCAGCCCATGTGATTCTCACGGATTTATCACGGTTTGATGGACGTGTCAACTTGAGCCTTAGACAGCTTGAGGAGATTGTGATGAAAACGATCTTTGATGAGAAATACTGGCCCGAGATGCTTGAGTTAATGCGCAGGCAACATGGCGGTAAAGGTGTTACCAAGTTGGGGGTTAAGTATCGTAATGGTTACAACCGCCAATCAGGCTCACCTGAAACGGCTATTTTCAACTCCATTTGTAACGCCTTTATGGCGTACGTCACCTTGCGTGAAGCTGGATGTGAACCAGCTGAAGCATACCGCAAATTGGGGATTTATGGTGGTGATGATGGCTTAACACCTGATGTGGACGACAAGTTATACGTGTCTACCGCTGCACGGTTTGGCCATGTATTGGAGGCTGATAAAATAGCACGTGGCAAGAAAGGAGTCTCATTCCTGGCCAGGCTATACTCACCTAATGTGTGGTTCGGCGATAACAACACTTGCACGGAC